CTACCCACACAGATTCAGGCTTCAATTGAAGGGAAGCTCCAGCACATCATTCGCCCTGCCCTCCCACCGTCCGCCCTAGACGCCACCGAAGGAGAATTCACAGATGTTACCCCAGAACGAGACGCCACCCCCGGATGAGCCCATCGAGGAACTCGAGGAGATCGTACCCGAGAGTGAAGAGGAGGAAGAGGACGAAGAAGAGGAAGAAGCCGAATGAGTCGCTCATACCGTGAGCTCGCTCTCCTCTACGGACCGGAGAACGTCAGGGAGTACAAAGGTCGCCTACAGGTGTACGAACTCCACAAGCTGATAGGAGGGAACGTCCACAGGCCAGATCTCAAGGAGTGGGTAGAGGAGGCTCAAGCTGCCCCGCCACCGCCGAAGATGAATCAGCCAGAAGGACTTCCGGACCTGCCCAAGCCGACCCCGATCCCGAGTGGCTAAGCTAGAGCAAGCTGAGGACAGGGCCGATGGGGAGGTAGTAGTTCCATATGCTCCACGCATCCAGTTCATGCCCTTTCACCAGCGGAAGCAGCGGTTCGCCTGCATGGTCTGTCACCGCCGTGCAGGCAAGACCGTCGCCTCTATCAATGAGCTCGTAGCCCGTGCCATCTACTCAAGAAAGAAGCGACCCAGATACGGGTACATCGGCCCCCAGCTCAAGCAGGCCAAGAAGATCGCGTGGGAGTACCTCAAGGAGTACACCCGAGGGCTCACCGATAAGGTTTCAGAATCTGAGCTCTACGTCAGGCTCAAGCACAACGGGGCGGAGATATGCGTCTACGGTGCAGATAACCCTGACTCCTTCCGAGGTCAGTACTTTGATGGAATCGTTCTTGACGAGTATGGGGATATGTCCCCTTCGGTCTGGGGCAAGGTTCTACTTCCAACACTGGCTGACCGGAAAGGTTGGGCGGTTTTCATTGGGACATTCAAAGGGAAAAATCACTTCTATAAGATTCACCGCCGCGCACAAGGACTTGATCTTGCCCCAGGAGAAGATCCGGAGTATTTTAGAGAGCACTGGTACTCGTTCCTTCTTAAAGCCTCAGAGAGTGGAATCCTGTCTGCTGATGAACTCAAACTCCAAAAGCTTGAGCAAGACGAAGAAGAGTACCAGCAGGAGTTTGAGTGCAACCCGAACGCGGCGGTCAAAGGAACCTACTACGCCTCCATTATCTCACGCCTCGAGTCCGTCGGGCAAGTCTACTCCTCCCTCGCTGACTGGGACCCAGAGTTCCCCGTCGATGTCTGGTCGGACCTTGGCATCTCAGACTCAACTGCGCTTTGGTTTTCTCAACGACGACCCGACGGGTACGCGCTGATAGACTATGAAGAATCTCACGGCAAGAAGCTGGAATACTATTCCGACCTACTCAAAGATAAGACATATAGATATGGAACTATCTGGGCTCCACATGATATCCGTGCTCGTACGCTACAAACGGGTCGCTCCACAATCGAGATGTTTCTTGAGCAGCTGGAAGATCTACAACGGTTCGATCGTACGAGTGAGGATCCAATCGTTCGCATTGTCCCTAAGCTGGCCATACAAGATGGGATACAATCCGTTAGAAAAATACTTCCCGAGTGCCACTTCTCCTCCCGAACGGCTGACGGGGTTGAGGCCCTTCGCGCGTATAAGAGACTTTGGGATGAGGATCGTAAGGTCTTTTCAGATCATCCCGATCATGACTGGGCCTCTCACGGCTCCGACGCCTTCAGAGGATTCGCACTTATGTCAAAGGGATTAATCAGCCTTGATGAGATCGCTGCTAAGGAACGAGCAGCCAGAGAGATCAAGATTCCACAAATTCAACTTCAGCCGCTGTTTGACGACCGAGAGCGTCGACTGCGTATGAACAGGGGCAGAATATGAGAGACGAGAAGAAGCAGTTCAAGGACACCCCGAGCGACCAAGCGCGCAGATGGGGCCTTGAGTTCGCAGCTGCGAGGAACACGCCTTGGAAGAAGTACAAGGAGCAGGGCCGGAAGGTCGTGCATCGCTTCCTGGACGACAAGCGTGGTGAGGACATCTCCGTTGGAGAGCTACAGTCCAAGCTGAACCTGTTCCACTCCAACGTCATTATCCTCCAGTCCATGCTCTATGGGAAGCTGCCGAAGGTGGAGGTGGACCGGACGTTCTCGGACGCTGAGGATGATGAGGCACGGGTCGCTGCCGTAATCCTAGAGCGTATGCTGAACCAGGATATCCAGGCTGCTGGAGAAGACTATGCAACTGTTCTACGGTCAGCCCTCCAGGATCGCCTCCTACCCGGCCAAGGGTCCGCCCGTATTCGCTATGACTACAAGGGCGACACAGTCCAGCACGAGGCCATTGAGAATGAGGACGGAGAGGAACAGGCTCCGGCCTACGAAGAGGAGAGCATCGAGGAGGAATGGGTAGAGACAATCTACGTCCATTGGCAGGATAAACTCTGGTCTCCCGCGCGCACGTATAGTGAGCTAAGGTGGCAGGCTTACAGATCCTTTCTGAACTACGACGAACTGGTCAAGCGGTTCGGTGAGGACGTGGCGAAGAAGCTACCCTCCAAGCCCGCAGCTTCCACGAAGGCAGACAGAGACGGCGGGGAGGACAAGGAGGTCGAGTGCCAGACAGAAGTGTGGGAGATCTGGGACAAGAGTAAGAAGGAAGTCCACTGGTTCGTAGAGGGGTACGAAGAGACCCTGGATAAACAGCCGGACCCGTTGGAGCTTCCAGGCTTCTGGCCCGAGCCGCCGCCAATGACGGCGAACCTGACAACTACGAGGTACATGCCTCGTGCTGACTTCGCTTTAGCGCAAGATCTTTACAATGAAATTGATAAACTACAGACACGTATTTCCATACTTACGGATGCGTGCAAGAGTATCGGCTTTTATGATAAGCAGAACGCTGGAATCAAGCGTGCTATGGAAGAGGGTGTTGAAAACGACCTTATTCCAGTGGACAATTGGGCGATGTATGCCGAAAAGGGAGGAGCAAAGGGAGTTGTAGATTGGGTTCCGCTGGAGAACGTAGCGACCACAATCGCAACCCTGACTGAGCAGCTGAACCTGAAGATCCAGCAGCTCTACCAGATCACAGGCATGAGTGACATCATGCGCGGCGCGAGCCAACCCTATGAGGCAGCAGCGACGTCAAATGCTAAGGTCCAGTTCGCAAGCATCCGAGTGCAGGCGATTCAAGAGGACTTCGCTCGCTTTGCAAGCGATCTCCAGGCCATGAAGGTCCACATGATCCAGACGGTGTTCCAGCCGTACTGCATCAAAGAACAGTCCAACATCATGTACACCACTGATGGGCAGGACGAGGCGCTGGTGGATAGAGCCATCGCTTTGATCAAGGACCAGAAGCGGGCGAAATGGCGAGTTACTGTCCGGCCAGAGTCCTTAGCGCTTGCGGACTACGCACAGCTCAAGCAGGACCGTACTGAGTACATCAACACACTGGCTCTGTTCATGCAGTCTGCGGCCCCGCTGGCTGAAATGGACAAAGACATCACGCCATTCCTTCTGGAATTGCTCAAGTGGGGCCTCTCAGGGTTCAAAGGGAGCAATGAAATTGAAGGCGTCATGGATCGTGCGATTAAGCAGTTCACTGACAAGGCTAAGGCTCCTCCGCCTCCTCCCCCGCCAGATCCGGCCGTGGAGAAAGCCAAGCTGGAAATGGAGAACTCTAAACAAGAGCATGCCCAGAAGATGGAGCAACAGCAGCAGAAGTTCCAGATGGAGCAACAGGAGATGCAGCAGAACTTCCAGCTTGAGATGACCAAGATGAATCAGGAGATCAAGCAGGACCAACAGAAGTTCATGCTTGAGATGAAGTCGCTTGTGATGGAGATGGGCTTCAAAAAGCAGACCCTCCAGGCAGAAGCCGAGGCGCAGGCAGTAGAACAACAGACACAGTTCGTGTACAACACGGCGGAGAAAGAACATGAGGCGGCGGTGGATATGGAATCCGGAGAGCAAGAGCTTAGAAGAGATAAGCAGCGTGAGGCAGCGAAGCAAAAGCCATCTAATAATGGGAGATCTGCCTGACTTCGTATCTCCAATTGACGGAACGATCGTTCACGGTCGCGCAGGCCTACGCGCGCACGATAAACATCATAACGTCACGAACCCGGCCGACTTCAAGAACGAGTGGGCGAAGAAAGCCAAAGAACGAGAGCGATTCTACACACCTGGAAGCGGATACGACAAGGCGCGTAGAGTCGAGCACATTAAACGAGCCTTAGAAAAGACGAGCAGGAGAAAATAACATGGCCGAGAAAACACGACGCGAGATATTACTTGGAGCCTTTGATGAAGACCAAAGAGTGGATACCAACCCTGACGAAGGAACAGATGGACTGGCTGGAGGAGAACAAGCTGATGCTAGTCAGTCCTCGGACGTACCAGATGTTTCAGCAGGTGCTGCGGACTCTGGAGAAGCAGGATCAGAGAAGGCTGGCGCCGAAAAAGACCCCAAGATCAAATGGTCCGACTCAGACAAGAAAAAGCCTGAAGTTAAAGACCCATATGACAAAGAAAAGCGGGCTGCCGACAAGCCAGACGACAAGGCCAAGCAGAAAGTTTCCGGAAAAGAGGGGACACCAAAGGATTCGGCCACAAAAGACGACGGGAAAGAGGTAAAAGCTCCAAATTCGTGGACGCCAGCCGAAAGGGAGACCTGGAAGGGAGTCCCACGGGCCGCTCAGCTTGCAGTTCAGCGTCGAGAGCAGCAAATTCAGCGAACTTTGTCAGAAACGGCGACAATTCGCAAGTTTTCAACTGATTTGGCGAACGTTATTGCTCCGCATTCGCACATTTTGCGAGCGCAGGGAGCGACTCCGCTCATGGCAATTGACAATCTGATGAAGACTTCCTCAGGTTTAGCGACTGGCAGCTCGGCCCAGAAGGCAAATATCGTTGCTCAGATCTGCCGCAACTTCCATGTGGATATGAAGGAGTTGGATAACGCCTTAGCTGACGTCTTTGGAGTAACTCAGCAGGGTCAGCCAGCTGGAGGGGTTGATAAGACAGCAGTTTCGGCGGCTGTGATGGAGGCAATGAAGCCCTTCAGCTCGTTTATGTCCACAGTTCAGTCCCGCGCGGCGGAACGTGAGCAGGAAATTCAGCAAACCTCGGCACAGCAGGCTGATGACTTCTGTTCTGACCCTGCCAACGAGTTTGCGGACGATTTAGCGGACGAAATGGCTGACTTATTGGAGATTTCAGCGAAGCGCGGGAGGAAAATGACGCTACCTCAGGCATATCAGGCCGCAATTCGCAACAATCCCGAAATTGAGGCGATTGTGAATCAGCGGAAGGCCGCTGGACGGTCAAATTCACCTCAAAACATTGATCGGGCGCGTCGTGCAGCCTCTTCTATCCGGGGAGCACCGAGTGGTGCAGGCGCGGGAGGTGGAACGGGACCAAAATCGCGTCGAGATCACCTGATGGCCGCTTTGGATGGCCAAAATGGGTAAAATCAGTCTTGCAATTCACAATATGACCGTGGTATGCTTCGGTCTTAGCGTTCTAGCTAGAACTTCTCATCCATTGGACGAAGTTCCCAAGTCAGAAGCTGTCGTAGAACAGTTCAATAACTTGGAGTAACAGATGGCTTTTCCAAACGTGTCGGATATCGTCGCTACGACTATTGAAAGTCGTAGCGGCGAAATCGCCGACAACGTGACGAAAAACAACGCTCTCTTGATGAAACTCAAGCAGCGTGGGAATATTCGCACGTTTGACGGTGGTTCGGTGATTTTCGAGGAGATTTCGTTCGCTGAAAACGGCAATGCCGGATATTACAGCGGTTACGACATCCTCCCAGTCGCAGCGCAGGATGTAATTTCTGCGGCGCAGTTCTCAATCAAGCAGGCGGCGGTTCCCGTCGTTATTTCGGGTCTGGAAATGCTCCAGAACGCCGGAAAGGAAAAGATCATCGACATGCTCGATGGTCGCATGGATGTTGCTGAGTCTTCACTCGCCAACCTCCTCGCTGGTGGCGTCTACGCCGATGGGACGGGTTCGGGTGGTAAGGAAGTCACGGGTCTCGGCGCTGCCGTCCCGCTGAATCCGACCACTGGAACTTATGGTTCAATTGACCGTGGTACGTGGACCTTCTGGCGCAATCAGTTCACGGATACGACCGGCATCACCGCTGCCACCATCCAGGCTTCCTGGAACGCACAGTGGGCGAAGCAGGTTCGTGGTCGTGACCGTCCTGACCTCATCATGGTGGATAACACCTCTTGGGCTCTGTATCTCGCCTCGTTGCAGGCGATCCAGCGCTTCGTGGATGTCAATACCGCCAATCTGGGTTTCCCGTCGATCAAGTTCATGGATGCTGACGTTGTTCTCGACGGTGGCATCGGTGGATTCTGCCCGGCAGGAACTGCCTTCTTCCTGAACACCAAGTTCATCTTCTGGCGTCCACACGCCAGCCGAAACATGGTCCCGCTTTCGCCGAACAAGCGTTATGCGATGAATCAGGATGCCGAGGCACAGATTCTGGCGTGGGCTGGCAACATGACGAGCTCCGGTGCGCAGTTCCAGGGCCGCTGGGACAACAACTAAGGAGTATGTAGTCATGCCATACAAATTTGACTCCCCTTTCCTGGGCTATCCGCCGATCGAGGCTGTAGTCCCAGTTCCTCCTGTTCTCACTCCATATGCTCTTCCGATTGCTCCGGGCTTCATCGCTCGGGCGGAAGACCCAATCTGGGGTCCTGGCGAGTTCATCTTTGCCCGAGCGGGCGCAAACATCAAGCTCTATGCTGGATGCGTGCTCACTCCGGTGTGGGATGCAACGAACAAGGTCTACCAGTACAACATGACGGAATGGCCAGTGACGGCTACTCTGGGTCGTGCTCTGTACGTGTATCAGGGTAACGTCGCCATCACGACCGGTCAGTACGGCTGGTTCCAGATGACTGGACGTTCTCCGATCACCGGTGGAGCCTCAATCGCTGCTGATACGGCTGTCGGCCGTGCGGCTGCGGGACTTCTGGCGGCGAGCGGAGCGGGTGTCCAGATTCTGGGCGCTCGTAACGTAACTCCTGCAACGCAGACGGTTGTGTCTGCTGGTCAGGGTGCGGCTGGTGATTCCAAGATCAATCTGGCGAGCACGGCAGGCTTCTTCGTCGGCGGCTACCTTTCTGGTACTGGCGTCGGAGCGGCGGCAATCGTGACCGCAGTTGATCCTCTGGGTCGGTTCGTGTTGGCTTCGGTTGTGAACTCCGCTGCGGTGACTGGTAACGTGACCATCACGTACAACAACGCGGTGATCTTCTACAACGTCGTCGAGATGAATCGCATCTACGCACAGGGTATCGCGTAACGATGGAGTCCGGGGGTAGAAATACCCCCGGATTACTTTGATGTTAGTACCTGGAGTTCTTTTAACTGCTGCAGGACGGGTCCGCATTACGACCAGTGTCGGGCAGGTTGCGGACTTCATTAATCAAGGCTTCGGTTTCATGAATGATGGAACCCTTGCCGTAGATGCTGGCCCTCCGGCTGGCGAAATCTACTGCAAGGGCTTCAGACTCAATGCGTCTGGTGCTGTATACGGAACTGGCGCTGCTCTAGCGACAGATGTGTTTCAAGAGGGTCTTCGTAGAGGCATTGGCGGTGATATTGCCGTCGAGTCTTCGGACCCTGTCGGCTTTACGAGTGGGAATCCAATCACCGCAACTCCAGCCTTATCAGTCGGATAGGAGATCACATGGCTGCTACAATTACTCTTCTCGCCACTCGCGCAAATGCGACGGCTGCGGCTGTCGCAACTGCCCTCGGTGGTGGCGTGACAACTACTGATGTTCAGAATCTTGCCAAGGTGTTGACCGTCTTGGCACTCCGCCCGGGATGCTCGGTTCCTCTTCTGTCTCTGGCGGCTGCAAATTTGGAACCACAATAAGGATAAAGATATGTTGAACGAAGCGACGATGTCCGAAACTGCTCAGGCGGCAGGGTTCCTCAATGGAGCACAGCCGAACCAGCAGCAAGCTGATGCACGACTCAGGGTCCAGTTTGGACCATTCCCGCAGATCAACCAGGAAAAGACAACGGCTGAAGGTCGTCCGATCTATGATGACATCTTATACATCATGATCTACGTTCCTGGTGAACGTGATGTCGTACACCGCAAAGCCTACGAAGGAGACAAGCAGAGGTTCCCCTTCCAGTATCAGGCTTACATGAACAAGCAGAATCAGGACACCGCTGGCGGGACTCCGCTGAAGGTCGTTCCATGGCTCACGCTTGGTCAGGTCAAGGAATTGGAGTTCTTCAATTGCTACACGGTGGAGCAGTTAGCTGCGATGCCCGACAGCAACATCTCCAAGTTCCATGGTATCCAGAAACTCAAGCAGAATGCTAAGGACTTCTTGGCCGCTGCGAAGGAAGCTGCTCCATTGATCGCAATGCGCGCAGAAATCGACCAGCGCGATGACCAGATCGCTGCTCTCCAGAATCAGATGGCTGACTTGGTGAAGCGTTTGGACAAACAGGAAGAGGCGAAGAAAGATAAGACTAAGGCGGCGTAATGGCCAGATACGACACAGCTGGAGACATCATCAACGCAGCGGCGTCTAGTGTCGGCTTAACAGCCATCCCTGACCCGTTTGCGAGTTCTGATCCCGCTTTTGTCCAACTGCGCAACATCCTGACGAGTGCCGGTCGTGAACTCATTGGACTTCACGACTGGCAGCGTCTTATCAAGCAGCATTCCATCACTACAGCGGTCCCCCCAGATACAGGGGAGTATGATCTGCCAGCCGACTTCGGCCGCATGATTGATCAGACGGGTTGGTCGCCGACAAACCGGCTTCCACTTGGGGGACCTCTGTCACCTCAGGACTACACGTATCTGGTGAACACCAATCTGGCGTCGAGCACGATATACGTATCGTTCCGGCAGGCTCAGGGCAAGTTCATCGTTCTTCCACAGCCTCCTCCCAATGCTATGGAAATGAATTTTGAGTACATCTCGCGGGATTGGGTCGCACTGGCAATCGCCCCGACTGTACTCGCAGCTGATGAAGTGACGGCTAACGACGATGTGGTTCTGTATGAGCCAATTTTGATTGAGAAGTTCCTGAAACTGCGTTTCTTAGAGGCCAAGGGTTTTGACACGACAGCCGCGATGGGACAGTTCAACACTGTCTTCATGCAATGGACGGGGAATGACATTTCTGCCCCGACGTTGAACATGGCTCGTATGCGTGTCTTCCCCTACCTAAACTGGAGGAATATCCCCGAGACTAACTACGGAATCCCCTGATGTCTCTTCCAATGCTGAAGCCATCACGGCTTCTTCCTACATCGCAGCAGGCTACGAAGCCCGTCCCAGTTCCAGCTCCCAACGCTGGCATCAATCGTGTCGATGGCCTCTCAGAGATGGGGCCGAAAGACGCCATTTTCCTCTACAACATGATCCCTTCGGAGTTTGGTACGCGAGTCCGTACCGGCTACCGTGAGTGGTGCTTGGATGTTGGTGATGAGGGTCGCACAGTAATTCCATTCAACGGTTCTGTGACCCTTGAAGATCGCCTTTTCGTGGCCTCCAATGACGGTATCTACGACATCTCAGTCAGTGCTACCTCGCCGCCACCTGAAATTGTCTTTCCGATAGTTGATGATGACTCTGGCTACGGTCAGTGGGTCAACTATTTCAACCTCAACAGCGATCATTTCGCGTTGTACACCGATGAATCCAATGGATACTACGTCTACACTGAAACTACCAATCTGTGGACTAAGATCGCAATGGGCGGAGGCGCAACTCAGATCGCGGGTGTAGATCCAGCCAACCTCGTGGGAGTGACTCTCTATGCCAGCAAAGTCTGGTTTGTAGAAAGAGATACCGCAGACGCGTGGTATCTGACTACTGGGAGTCTGTATGGCACAGCTACGAAATTCAACTTCGGCAATAAGTTCTCCCACGGTGGAACCCTTGCCGCTCTCTACAACTGGACGGTTGATGGCGGCGAGGGCGTCAACGATTATCTGGTTGCGATCTCAACTGGCGGAGATGTGGTCGTTTACAAAGGGAATGACCCGTCTGATGCTGACAATTTCAAACAGCAGGGAGCTTGGTTCATCGGTCCCCCTCCACTCGGAAGAAGAATTGCAGGCTCTTTTGGAGGAGAACTCTACCTCCTGAGCTCCTACGGTTTGCTCCCAATGAGCAAGCTTATGTCTGGCGCTCTGGTGCAGGAACAGGACATCTACCTGTCCCGCCGCATCACGCCAATGATCAACAATTTGATGATTTTCACGCGTATAACTCGCGGCTGGGAAGTGCGACTGGTCCCCACAGAGAACCTAGTGGTGATTTCCACTCCAAAGCGCGAGGGGTTCCCATACATCCAGTTCGCCTACAGCCTGAATACTCCGGGATGGGGCATCTACCGTGATTTTCCGTATGTCACGGGTGATACGTGGCATGGGAACTTCTACTTCACTGACGCGGACGGTCGGGTGCTCGTCCACACGGGTGATCTGGACAACGTATCGCTAGATGAGATCACTTCAGAGGAAATTGAGTGGTCCATGTTGATGTGCTTCCTTGGCTACGGCGAGGATGGCAACTATCACAGAGCTCAGTTTATTCGTCCTGTGTTCCTGGCGGAGCAGCCTCCGTCATTCAACGTAGAGGCTCGCTATGACTACAATCTTTCGGAGGTTTTTGGCGCTCCTTCGGCGGTGGTTCTCACGGGATCCCTCTGGGACGTAGCGCGGTGGGACGTAGACCTGTGGGGTGGAGCTTTCGTGGAGATTGAGGAGGTACGAGGTGCTTCCGGCATTGGCCGTGTGATGTCAATTGGCCTGAATGGGAACTCACGAGCTAAGACCATTCTAATCAAGTTTGACCTTCTGTTTGACACAGGAGGGCTGTTGTGATTCGTGCGGCTACCCGCGAGGAACTCGACGCATTTGAGATTGAGACGGGGTACTGTCCAACGAAGAAGTGCACCGGAATTGTGAACGAGGTAGACGACAAAGTCGCCGCTTTGATTCTATACGACTTTTGGACACATACATCTGCGCAAGCGCATATTTCTGTGTCTAATTTCAAGCATTTCATTGACCCTACATTCGTACGAGCCATCTTCGAATACCCGTTTGAGATGTGCGGAAAGAGCATGCTCATCACTGTAACCCCAGAATCAGCTAAGGCGTCGTTGGCTATCAGCCGATGGCTTGGATTCGTGGAAGTGTACAGGCAGAAGGATGGATGGAAGCAGGGCGAAGACATGATACTGAAAGAAATGAGACGTGAAAACTGTCGTTGGCTTCAAAAGAAAGCCGCTTAGGAGATTTGAATGTACGCCCCGAAACCTGTGACTGCTGGAGCTGGACCTGCTCCTTCTGGCGGCCCTCAATTCCAGCCTTCCTCTGGGCCAAAGATGCAGCCGAATCCTGGAATGGATCAGCAGCGACTTCAGGGTCCGCCTGGAGGAGGCATGTATCCGGGACCAACTCAGGTTCCTGGGATGGGTATGGCTCCCCCACAGAGGCCCTTGCAAGGTCCGCCAAATTCTGGTAGTATGCCTCCTGCTGGAGCTCGTCCCATGATGGGACCAAGTCAGCCCACCAGTCAGCAGCTCGCAATGGCTGCGGCGTTACGTGAACGTATGAGTGGGCCTAAGAGATGAGCAAAAGCGCTCCAAAACCTCCTGATTACGCGGCTGCTGCTGACAAGCAAGCTGAGTCTAGTAAGAACGTCACGGAGCAACAGACTTGGGCAAATCGGCCTGATCAGGTCACGCCTTTTGGAACTCAGTCATGGGAGTCAACTCCTACCTACGATCCGGTTACTGGCCAGACGCTTAACCGCTGGACGCAGAATACCACTCTAAATCCTGAGTCTCAGGCTGCTCTTGATTCGCAGTTGCGGATCACCAACGACAAGAGCAAGCTTGCCGAGAGTATGATCGGTCGTACCGCTGACGAGTACGGAAAGGAGATGAACTGGGATGATTTCACCAAACTCGCTCAGACACCCGGGACCGCTCGGTACGGTCAACTCCCAGACGTTCCGCAGTATTCCGCTGAGAACATCCAGCGAAGTGTCCAGAAAGGGAACTATACTCCGGAGCAGTTTCAAGATCAGCTCGACACATCCAATCTTCAAGCGGTGGATCCATCACAGCGGTATCAGCAGAGTGCTACGGATGCCCTTAATGAGAAGTTCGATTCACGGATGGAACCACGACTCCAACGGGAGCGTGAACAGCGTCGCACACAACTCTACAATCAAGGATTGAAAGAAGGAGATGAGGCATTTGACAACGCTATGAGCGATGTAGACCAAGGTCAGGCTGACACTCGTCGGCAGGCAGATCTTGATGCTATCCTCACCGGTGGACAGGAGGCCTCCCGCTACTACGGGATGGACTCTGGCACCCGTGCTCAGCAGTTCGGCGAAAGGCAGGCTGAGGGAGGATTCGCTAACGACGCTGCTCAGGCTCGTCTAAATCAGACCCTTGGCATCGGTGGTCAGCAATTCCAGGAAGAGATGGGTGCCGGTCAGTTCGGCAATGCAGCTTCTCAGCAAGCGCTCATGCAGCAGCTTGGAATCGGGGAAGCAGGTTTTGAACAGGGCATGACCAAAGCTGGTGCAGAAGATACGAGGGCGAATACCACATACGGCCAGAACATGGCGAATGCGAACTACACCAATCAATTGCGTCAGCAGCAGATTGCTGAGGAAATGCAGAAGCGCGGCTTGACCATCAATGAGATGAATGCTATCCTCACTGGTCAGCAGGTCGGTATGCCGTCTATGCCCGGATTCAACTCAGCTTCCAAGTCTGAGTCAACTCAGTACAATCAGGCTGCGCAGAACCAGTATGATGCTCAGCTAGATGCCTTCAACGCCCAGAACCAGCAGATGCAGGGCATGATGTCCGGTGTTGCTGATATCGGCTCCTCACCGTTCAAATTCTCTGACCGCAGGCTGAAGACGGACATCACCCTGTTAACGAAGCACGTGAAGACCGGTCTGTTTATCTACGAATATCGCTATAAGTGGGACGATCCCAAGATCCGTCGCATCGGGGTTATGGCTGACGAAGTGGAAAAACTTTACCCCGAGGCCGTTCATACGACCCCGGCTGGCTACAAGATGGTGAATTATGCCCGAATTCCTTAAACCGGAAGATACTGCCTCAGCTGAGGAACTTGAGCGATTGATGTCTCTTGGCATCGCGCCAGATCAACAGGCGTTGCTGAAGGACCAGATGTCTCAGGCACAGGCTCTTCGTAATCGGGCCAACCCCGAAATGCGAGGCAATGGTCGTGTGATGACCGCAGCCAATCCGCTTGAATTCGTCGGTGCTGTCATGCAGAAGCGTCAGGCTGGCAAGGACATTGAGAAGCTCAAGAAGGACCAGCAGGATTCCCTCAGCAAGCAGGCCAAAGATCGCGCGCTGTTCTACGAACTTATGCGTCGCGGTGGGAATCAAGGCATTCAGGCCGACCCTGCCAATCCTACGGGCGGAACGATGGCTCCCCCCACTAGGGGCGGAGGCTACTAATGGCTGAGGATATCTACAGCACTCTAATTGGCGAGGCACCGACTGACGCTCAGAAGCAGAGGGCGGTGGCTGAAATGTTGAGGCGTCGTCGCGATTTTGGAGAACTAGGAGCCATCACTGGTGATCGAGTTCTCCAACCTTTTGGTCAGAACATGATCAAAGAGGCAGATGACTATGCAGGTCAAATTCAAGACACGCGCCAGAAGGATGTTGCGCATGGTCTTCAGGATACTTATCAGACTGGTCAATTGGGACATATGAAAGGTACTCTGGATGAGACCATTCGCAACAATGACCTTGAGCATCAGGATCGCATGGCTGCGACTGCGGCGATGCTTGAGGCTGCTCGGGAGAGGGCTGCCGCAGCCGCTGGAGGTAAGCCTCGCAAGA